GGCTGGAACTGGCGCGGTCACGATAGCGGCCCGCCATATGCGCCGAATTGCTGGCCGAATGCTCCAGCATCGAGGCCCGGCCCAGCGCCTCGAAGACATCGATCCTCGTGTCCGATCCGATCTCTTCCGCCACCTTGTTGAAAGTGGGCGCGATCATCCCGAGAAAATCCGCCCATTTCCCGGCCAGAAATGCCATGAGCCGGGTCCAGATCGCTTCGATCTCGGATTGCATGGCCCGGAAATCGTCGGCGAAGGACAGGGCCGTCACCTTGATCCCCTCCCAGACCGCCTTCGCCACATCGCCCATCAGAGCCATGGCATTGCCGAAACTGCCCGCGCCCTTGACCAGCCTCGTGAACTGATAGACCAGTTCGCCCGCACCGACGATCAGGGCGCCGATACCGGTGCGGATCAGCGCGCCGCGCAGCACGACCAATGCGGTGGCGAGCCCCCGGACCGAGAGTGCAGCCGCCGCCAGCCCGGCGACCCAGCGACCGGCCATGAAACCGGCGAAGGTTGCGGCGTAGGTCGAGAGGCGTCCGATCTGGTCGAAAAGCCCGCTGATCGCCATCCCAAGCGGCCCGGTGCGGCTGGCCAGTGCTGCCATCGCATCGGCCACCGCTTCGAGCGCCGGGGCGGCGGCAACCGCCAACTGGTTTGACAACCCGCGCCAGACCAGACCCAGCCGCGAGATGGCGTCATTCGTCCGCTCGATCCGGTCGGCATCCTGTTCCGAAACCACGATCCCGAAGGCCCGGACATCCTCGGTCGCTTGGCGCAAGGTGGCGGTGTCGATGCGCGACATGGCGATCGAGCCCTCTTCGCCGAACAACTGCCCGGCCACAGCCGCGCGTTCGGCAACAGGCACGAACTCGGCAATGGCGGCATTGATCGCCCCGACGCGCTGATCCAGTGGCAGGGCCAGCAGGTCCGAGGCGGTCAGGCCCAGCCGTTCCAGCGCATCGGCTGCCGGACCGCCGCCCGCCGCCGCCTGGCTCAGCCGCCGGGTCAGATCCTTGGTCGCCTGTTCGATGCCGGACATCGACACGCCTGCCAGTTCACCCGCACGCTCCAGCGTCTGGATCGAGGCAACCGTGGTGCCGAGCGATTGGGCGAGCTTTGCCTGCGCATCCACCGTTTGCAGCCCCGACCGCACCATGGCGATGCCGGCGGCGGTGGCGGCGGCGACAACAGCGGCGGCAGCCACCCCGACCTTGCGGGTGAACCCGGCCATGCGGGCATTCGCCGCCTCCATCTCGCGCGACAGCCGCCCGAAGCCGCGCGATCCGGCCTCGCCGACACCTTCCAGCTCCGCGCGCACCTGACGCCCGCCCACCGCCGCGAGGCGGACGCTGACGCGTTTTTCTGCCATCTCATCGTTCCATCTGTTCGTTCATCCTCCGAACCATCACCGCTTCGATGATGGGCAGCAGTTCGGCGGCGGCCGGGGCCGGGATGCCCAGCGCCGCCGCCAGCCCCAGAGCGGCCGTCAGATCCCACCCGATCACCGCGCCCGATAGCACCCGCAACTGCCCGCCAAGGCGCCCGATCAGATCCCAGACCTGCCAGCCCTCGAATGTCAGCGGCTGGTTTGCGCGACCCGGGCAGTCTTGGCAGATTTGCGTGCAGGCCGCGCAGTAGCTGTCGCCCCCACCGAAGGACCAGTCGGCGAGGGCGCGGAGACGTTTTTTTCCTGGTCCAGCAGCAGGCCCTTGGAGACATAGACCAGCTGAAACGCCTCGAAGATCGGCCAGATGTCCAGGAGCGCATCGATGGCCTCAGGGCTTGGATCGATGGCATTTCCATCAGAATCGCCGACGCCATCCCAGTCCAGCACCGCGCGCCGCGCCAGCGCCTTGGCGAAGACTAGCGCCCGTTCTTCGTCGCTCGTCCCGTCCGGCACTGCCTCGACATCCGGATCGCTGCGGGTGGCGACCATCATCGCGGTGGTCAGCGGGCGCAGCCGCACCCGGACGCCGGGCGCCAGATCGTGCCAGCGCGGTTCATTGCTCAGGTCCAAGGTCAGCATGGGTTCAATATTCCTCGCGGTCGTTGATCAGGGTGGCGGTGCACATGCGGCCCAGTGTGCTGTCGCGCGCGGCCTGCCAGTCGAAGGTTGCCTGGACGCCCTGCGGTCCGGAAATCTCGATCCGGGGGCGGGGCAGGTAGACGGCATGGACGGTGAAGGTGAAGCTCTCTCCCGAGGGCAGCGCATAGGAGAAGTCCAGCGCGCAGGCTTCGCCATCCATGGCCTGCGTCACCAGCGTGCTGTCAGCGAAGCGGACTTCGATTGAGCCTGTCAGCGCGGCGATGGACGGATCGGCGCCGTCGATGCGGCCATCGGCGCGGATGGTCTCGATCCGGTCGAGATTATTGGCATAGGTGATCTGGGCCGAGACGACATTGCCCAGCGCCGCGCCGTTGCGGGTGATCGATCCGTTGAAATGGCCGAAGCGCCTCAGATCGATAGGTGCGGGCGTGCCAGCACTGCTGACGGTCCCGACCGTCTCGCCCTGCGCCACAAGCCGGGCGGTGGCGGTCAGCAATCCGGAACGCTGCATCTGCCAGCTGAGCTGGTCCAGCACGCAACCGGAATAGATTGCATAGCGCGGCACCTCGGGCATGCCGGTCTCGATGGTGAGACTGGGCAGCGTCCAGGCCCCGGAACGGAACTCATGCGTCCATGGGCCGGTGCCGGTGGTGACCGGGTCTCCGAACGCCGCCTTCAGCCAGAAGCCAAACGCCTCCGCATCAATAGGAACGACGACATCGCCATCGGCCGTCACCGCATCCTTGATTGGCGCTAGCGGATCGCGGCCATAGCCCAGCAGTTCGGAGTTCAGGAGTGGCTGTTCCGCCCCGAGCGTGGTGCTGGCAAACGGCATCTTTGTGTAACCGCCCGCAGGCGGCGTGCCATAAACGGTCTCGAACGCCAGCGCCATCTGCGCCCGCGCCCCCTTGGCTCGTGCCATCGTGTTCTCCTCGAATTGTGGGTGGATCAGCCGAGTGGGTCGGCTGTCGTGTAATGCAGGATGACGGTGATCACCGCCGCCTTCAGGCTAGCCGCCCCCTCGACGGGCAGATCGACCGGACGCGGCGCTTCCGCTTCGACCCAGTCGCATAGCCCGCCCAGCGTGCGGTCGGCGGCGATGGTGGTGCCGATGCTGGCGCAGAGGGCGTCGAAGGTGGCGTCACGGTCGGCGCCCTGAACCACCGCCTCGATCTCGGCGCGGTGCTGATAGTGGTACGTGAGCGGCGAAAGCGTGACCTGGGGTTCACCCGGCTCGCCGTCACGCAGGATCACCAAGCCGTCAGGTGGCAGCCGTTCGGGTAGGACGTCGCCGCGCAGGGCGGTGGCGGGCAGCGCCGACAGCCGCGCATGCAGCGCGGTGAGGATGGTTTCGCGGAGGGTCGGCATGTCATGGGCACTTCAGATTTCGGTTGACGTATTGCCCCGTGGAAAGCAACGCGCGGAAAGGTAAATACTCGTTAACTAATTGCTCCTACAACCGATCCCGCAGATCGGCGGGGAGGTTCTATTGCAACACAATTTACGGGACTTCCTTCGGCATGGCGGACATGGTCAGTACGTGGTCAGCCAGCGTAACGATTCTATACGCCAGGCCATTTCCATCAAGTCGCTATTTCCTGGCTACCCGGGTCTTCGGAGCGATTTTTCGGATCGTCTGGATCGGGTTATCGCCGACAATACACGGGCGCTTCTGAATGCCCTGACACCACCCGACACAGTCCCTTGGGTGACGGAGGCAGACCTGCGCGATGTGTCGGACGCGAAGGAGGCTGTCCTGCGCGAATGGGATATGCGTCTGACGGCCATCTTTGAAGAATATCAATCCCACCCCCAGCGTCTCCGCCCATTGCGAACGGCCATGGAGGAGCGTCTGCTGAGGGCCTTCGCGGGGTTGATCAATCAGCTTCGGCAGCAAGACCTTGGGATAGAGCGTTACATCTGGCGTTCCCGAGACGACGCGCAGGTTCGCGACAGTCACGCAGAGTATGACGATCAGGTCTTCAGTTGGGATGAGCCTCCTGCGGGCGGGCATCCGGGACAGGCACATAACTGCCGGTGTTTCGCCGAGCCTGTTGCGTCGCTGTTGCCAAACGATGCTGTCCTTGCCCAGTATGCGCCAGCGGCGGAAATTCCGGTGGGGGCCTTCTTTCGGGGCCTTGTCGGACGTGCGGTCGCGCTTACCCCTCAGGGAGCCGCTGCTTTGGCGGCGTTTTTGGCGGCGTGGGAGGCTAGCAATGCCTTGGGGGAACTCACCGAACTCGCAACAGAACGTCGCCTGAACCGCGCTGCCGATATCCTCGGCGTCGATCTTGGATCGGGCGAAGGGCTCCTGGCTGCCATTGCGCACGAACTGGTGCAGGAAACGGTCAGTACCGGCTTCGGATCCAGCCTGCCCAAGACCGTTGATCCGGCACGGATCGCCGGTCAGGCGGCGGCGCTTTTCGAGATGTCGAATCCCGGAACTATTCAGCAGGTTGCGGAAGGAGACCGCGCTGCTCAGCGCGCGCTTGGCGCATTCGTACAGCGCGCCTACGATGCGTTCAGCGAAGGTCGACTCCGGCTCCAGGACGGCACGATTGCCGATGGCTGGGTCGAGGTATTCCCTGAACTGACCGAGGACGAGCGGCGGCTGGGCGAACTTCCCGGCTTCACGCCCGAGCGCATCGAGCAGTGGCTGGAGATCTACCCGGCCGAGGTTCTCGGCCTGCCGAACCACACCGGATCGCCCGCCGCCGAAGACCCGACCGGAAATATCATCTCAACACCGATCCCAGAGCTTGCTGGTCCCAGCATTCTCGAAGCGCGCCCAGCCAACATCACTACACCAGATGGCAACATCGTCCGGGGTCACGGCCCAAAAGGTGACGGGGCCGAGTATATCACGGGCAAAGGGCACACTGCCGAGCAGATCGATGGGATCATCGCGAACCCTAACCCTGATTTGAGCGGGGTAATTCGCGGATTTGGTCCCTACAAAGGGCAGGAGATGACTCTGCTTACTGGCCGCGACGGGCATTGGGTGATATTGAACCCGGACGGCGAAGTCGTCGCGGTAAGTAACAGAAATGTGCCCTTGCGCGCACCGGAGAACGATCTGCAAGAAATTATTCGACCGCTGGAGTAGCCATGGAAGATAAGATGCAAGCCTGCATGCAAGAACTTCTCCACGGAAAGAAGTATGTCCGATTGTCGTTGGATCAGCTTCGTGCCTTCAACAACTATCTTGCAAATGCCGGATTCAGCATATCCCGTATGGAGACAATAAAGACGGCTGGCGCAAGAACCGGGCGACGCCTTGACTATGACATTCTGGTCCTGCCCGAGCATGAGGAGGGCTGGTCAATTTTTGCCGATCCTGATCGGTCGAGGGCGCGCGTCGTGGATATTGTCGACCAAGCTGTGCGTGAGGGTGGAACTTTCGAGTTCTTGGTTTGGGCCGAGAAACCGTCGGGTTAGAGAATTGTTCGCCCCTCCACCCACTTCCCGACGACCCTCCCCGGCACCGCTTCCGCTGCTCGTTCCGCCTCCCTTGCCAGAGCCAGCCGCTTGGGCAGCCTGACCTGCGGCACCAGCAGGAAGATCGGCACGGTAGCCCGCCCGCGCCCGGTTTTTGACTTTGAGGCCACCGCACGGCCCTTGGTGTTCAGCCGCCCTTCGGCCACCAGCAGGCTTGGTCCGCGCCTGCGATAGACGAAGCGCAGCCTTAGCCCGGTCCGTCTTTCCCATTCGCCGGGGGTGATGCGTCCGCCTCGCAGGGATTTTCCGGCGGCTTCCGTGGGGATGGCCAGCCAGAATCCGTCCTTGGAGCGAATCAGCGGTCCCGCATTATGGGCGCCGATGATCACCGGCGCCTTGGACCAGACCAGCGCGGTGGCATTCAGGCTGTCGCCCGCCTCCGGATAGGTGGCGTTGCGGATCGAATTCGCCAGCCTGCGCCCCAGCCCGGCACCGGTGATCTGCCCGCGCCATGCGGTCTTGAGGCCCGCGCCCGCCTCGCGCATGGCGCCGGTCACGGCCTTTTCGCCCGCTTTGATCTCGGCTTGCATCATCGCGACGAGATCGGGATCGATGTCCAGTTTCAGCCTCATGCAGGCACCAGTTCCACGGTCCAGATCAGCCGGTCGCGGTCGCGGATCGGTTCGCCTTGGATCGCAAAACTGTCGGCGCCGATGACGATCAGATCGCCGGGCCGGGGATCGGGGATGTCACTGACCCGGATATCGGCGGTGAGGGTTTCCGACAGGATGCGCGCCGAACCGAACTCGGTGATCCGGTCCGGCGCGCGGTGGATAAGGCTGATCGGGCGTTCTTCGGATGTGCCCGCCGCGATCCAGACAGCGGAGATACCCATGTCGGGATGGCCGAAAATGCGGTCCATGGCAGCGGCAAACGCGTTCATCAGTTCGAGCTGTGCAGCCGGATCGCCAGCCGCGGGCGCTTGTTGACCGGCAGGATCGAGGCTTCCGTCATCAGATCGATCCAGCGGCCCTTGGGATCGAGATGCTGGCGGGCATAGAGCGGCAAGCCGATTGTATTGGCGGTCTCCAGAAGGTTCGCCGGGCCGCCATAGGTGGTAAACGTGTCCATGGTGCCGGTCGGGAAGGCGATGCCTTCGTTCGCCGGGACCAGCCGTTCCGATGCCTTGGTCGAAAGGGTGACCGCGCCCGCATATTCCTCGAACAGAATCCCGGCGAAGGGGAAGTTGCGGCGGACGTCCTGCCGGAGCGGCTGGGCGCCGGTCGCGGCATAGAACTTGTAGGCCTCTTCCGTCTTGGGGTGCGAGATCAGCTTGTCGAAGAATTCCCGGCTGACCAGCGCATGGACGCCCGACATGCTCTCGCCCAACAGATTATCCTCGACCGCACGCAGCACCTCGCGGACCTTGCCTTGAATGTTCGTGCCAGCGGTGCCCAGCACGAAGTCGACCGAGATCTGCGCGATGCCGAACTCCGTGAAGTAATTGTAGAGGGTCGTGCCCGCGCCATCCTTCACGATACCGCGCAGCGCGTTCATCTCCATATATTCGCGGGTCTGCGCGTGCTTGCGGCGCATCAGGGTCAGCTTGCGGGTCATGACCGCGACCAGCGGGTCGGCCTCGTCAATTGCGCCGATGGCCGGAACCCCCTGAATATCGGCGGGCAGGATCACATCGTCATGCGGGATCCAGGGCAGCGCGAAACTGCGCATGGCGCGGCCTTCTCGGCTGCCGACGGTGGCGGGACCGCCCAGTGGGACAGAGGGGAGGAGGTTCAGCACGCCCTCGATCTGCTCGATGATGACGCTGCGCTGGCTGACCCCCTCGAAGCGGAAGAGGCCCAGTTCTCCGAGGCGGGTATAGAGGTTCGGCAGGATGTTGATGGCCTGCGTCATCTCGGCCAGCGAATAGCCGTCGGCATCGAAGGGATTGCGGATGATGGTCATGGGGAAACCTTGTCGGAAGGAAGGATAAGAAGCAGAAGGTCGCAGCCGCCGGTCAGGCGCTGTCGCGGATGACGATGCCCAGCGCGGTCAGCTCGACATGTTTGGCAGCGATCTTGGCCGCATCATCGACACTGCCATCGTAGAAAAGCGCGTCGCGCGACAGGATCGCGGGGCCGCGCGCCAGTAGGATGCCGGTGGCTTCCGCCAGCCTTGTATCGACCGGATAGAGCAGAATGCCTGCGGC